GAAATACGCTCTAAGTTACCGCGAACCAAGGCCACGAGATCACCATAGAAGATGTTTGTGGCGTAGTTGTTGATGATTGCGTATTCACGAGTAGAACCCGCAAATACTTGACCACCGATCAGGTTGATCGGTTTTAGCCCGTAAGGGGCGTCAATTACCGGATAAGCCATCTAAGACTCCTTGAAAATTTAAGTACCTTTGCCAAAGCTTGTCGAAGACCTGTTCTCTCTAAAGAGCGGCATCCTCGGGTCACTTTGACGCATTAGGCTATTGTCGACAGCATCCGTTTGAGCTTGTGTAATTTCCGCAAAATGTTGATCGCGTTGTTCCATAAACTCAGCCGGGCACTTGCAGAGCAACAACCCACCAATTTCGATATTATTTTTAAATCGACTATCGGGGTCGATTAACATTTGAAACTTGGGTTGTTCTTCAATAGCGACTGGCTCCCAACCTTCCCGGAACTTGCCGGTAATGTTGCGCTGGTCAGCTTTATCTAGAACTGTTACCCGAACCCATCTGTACGCATATCCCGGCTCTTTATCAGGCTCAGGAAGGAGTTCCGCTTGCTGCCACTTTTTAGGGCGCTCTTGCGTTGCTCTGCTCTGCATTTCTCGCGACAATCTGCTTTCTGCTGCTTTTACGTCTGTTGCCATCTTAGGCCTCCAATTTCATCATTTCACGAGCGTACTGCTCGTTGGTTAATTTTAATTTTTTAGCCAAGGCAACTTGTGTCTTTGTTAGCGTGACCTGTTTAGGGGCCGTACTACGTCTAGCAGGTGCAACGACTGTGCTTGGTTTTGTACGTTGAGGTTTATCCTCGTCGTTATTTGTAGTAGCCGAAAATTCTTCTGGGAATCTACGTCTAACTTCTTTGTCAATACTGCCGTAGTATTCGTCAGTACCTATATATCCACGTCCGTACCGTTCTGCAAGCTCTTCGTGGATTCCTTCAGCAAATTTGCGCATCGCCAACTTGTTTCGGTCTACAAACCATGGGTTGTTCGAGACCCAGTTAGCGACCTTAGGATCCATCTGCTGACTTGCAGGCTGGTTAGTTTGGGTAGTTTGTACACGATTTTCGTCAACTTGTACAGTAGGCCTGAAATTTTTTGCCTTATCAAGCTTCATTTCTGCCCGAACTAACTCCTTCTGCGCAGCCAAAAGCTTGTCAGAATCGCCGGAGTCATAAGCCTCCTTGTAATTCCGTTCAGCTTTGTCAAGTTCCATCTCCGCAGAATTTTGGTACGTGGAAATTAATTCTTTTTCGCCATTATGTAATATAGATTTGAGTCTTTTATTCTCATCTAAGATACGTTCAGCGACTGTTAGAGCTTCTTGCTGCTCACGAAGAGCAGATTCTTTTGCACGCCGTTCGTCATGCCAAGCTTTTTTATACTGCTTAAACTTGACTTTTACGTTCTTTGTGTACTCTTCAGACTCATCAGCCTTTTCTAGTTCTTGCTGTGTGTTTTCGTCCAAAGGAGGTGTTGCAAATTGATCCTGTTGGGGGGTGTCATCGACGATTTTTACTTCGACGTCATCATCTCCCTCAATAGTGATATTTACCTCTTGTTCGTTTTTTTCTTCCTCGAGTTCATCGGGAAATTTGTATTCACCACCAAATTTTGACATGTACGCTCCTTATTTGCGTTTGATGCCACGGGGGTCTTCTACAACACCTTCGACTGAGTCGTCGTTAATGATGCGGAATTCTCGTCCGTGGATGAGTAAACGTGAACCTGCGTTGGGTCTAGTCAACACAAAATCACCTTTTTGACACCAAGGCCCAGTTGGGAACTTTGCCTTGTCCATGTAGCAGTCTGGGCCAAGATCGACAACAAACAAAACTGTAGTGAGCAGTTCGTCGTATCGCACGGTCTCGTCTGCTTTAATAATCCCCATACCACCTTCATACTCTTTCTCTTGCTCTGGGATCGCGCACAAGATTTTGTAGCCCGCAGGCTTTGGTAACTGAGCTGCCTTCTCTTCCGGTTTCTTGTGCATGACCGCCGAGAGATCGACTGCCAGTCCAAGATCTAGGGTTTCACTCATCCGAGTTCTCCATGTTTTTTGTCAGGTCTGTAATGAATCTACGAGCGGTGAGCAGACCTGTAATTTCCCCACACATCCCGCAGTACTCGTCATATGACTTAGCAGCTCGCGCTCCTAAGTTATCTTCAAGTTGTTTGACTTTGGCGTCAATTTGTTTGATCGTATGATCCAATGCTTGTTTTACTTCGTAAGACATCATTCACCTTTCTTGGTTGAAGTCTTTTGCGTTTGATTACTTAACTGTTCTCTATGTTTACTCATCTCAATGCCCATACGGAACCCTTGTTCTTCTTGCTGGGTCTGTCGTTGGTTCTCATTGTTCTGATGCTGTAGTGCAAGCTTCGCGCCTTCAGTCTCCTGCTGCGCCTCAATACGCTTGAGTTCAACCTGGATCTGAGCCATCTTCGCTTGCATATCAGCCATGTCTTTCTGAGACTTGCGTTGCAGGTCTTGCTGCTTGATCTGCAATTCTTGCTGCTGCATCTGGATAAGCGGGTCTTGCTGCATCTGTTGATTCTTCTGCTGTTGAGCTTCTTGCTGGTTCTGCTGGAGAAGTTGCGCAGATGCAAGCGCCGCCATTTTAGAAACTTGAACCTCCATCTCAGGAGACATTTCTTCCTCGTCCTTATCCTCGTTATAAGGAGGTAAGGTCTGACCCATAGTCATCTCAACCTGCTTGCGATACTCCATACCCAAATGCTCAAATACGTGCGCCATCATTGCAGCTTGTAATTGCTGAGCCATCTGCGGGTTCTGACCCACAATACTTTGTATTTTTGGATCCTGCATCGCCATCATGTGGACAGCGATATGAGCCTGATGGTCTTGATACAAGAATGCTTTGACCGGCTTGTTAGAGAGGACGTTCATGTTCTCTGTGATTGGGTCACGAGGCTTCATGTCTTCCGCTACTGGTACAAGTTTCTGATAATTCTTAATGCCGATCACATCCAACATCTGTCTATGAAGCTGGGGTAAGTCATACAGTTGTGGCGCGGTTTGCGCCAACTGCAATGCCGCTTGATACTGGATAACCTTTTGGGCCATCGTTGCTGCGTTAGGGTCACTAACTGGTATCACTTCTACATAGTCATAGTCACTCTGTTTAGCATGACGATCCCCCTCTTCTGGCTCGTAGCTGTAGTCGGGTGGAGTGTAGTCACGGATGATATCTTTGAGTAGCTTGAACTCTTGCTTCATTGAGTAATGAATACGAGACTGGATCGCACTCATGGTCTTCAACTGTCGCTCAAGAATCGCAAGCGTTGTACCCACTGGAGACTGAGCCGACATGTCAGAGATCTGCAAATCAACTGTGCCTGCAAACTTGCGGCCTTCATCAATGATTGTCTGGAGCAACGCCGCCAGAACCTGACTTGGTTCTTTGTATGGCAGCGGCATGATGTTGTCACGCAGGGAGCCGCTAGGGACGTCCATGTCACGGAACTCTCCGGGACTTATTGGTGTGTCGTCACCTTTAGATCTAAGCCCGCGAGTTTTAAAGCCGCCCGGTAGATTCGATAAAGTGCCAGCATCAACAAGCTGACGGAGAATAGAAGTACCAGACTTGGCAAAAGCGCCAATAAGATGAATAAGACCGAAACAATAGAATCCAAAGCCCGGAATATAGCCGTAATGCACGAAGTGAGTACGCTTGTGACACTGCTCATCTTCTGGTCTCCAGTTTCTACGGATCGCTAAAATTTCACCTGAACTCTTCTCAATAGTAACGATGTAGGGTAAGGCAATGCCTGTCTTTTCTCCCTCATCATCCTCGTGCTCATAGCCGGGCAAGTCCATCTCAACCTGCATCTCTAAGAGCTTGAAGCGGTCATCCTCAGATGCTCTGAAGCCCAGCTTCTCAGCAATCTTCTTCTCTACCTCGTCCATCACATTGACAGGATCTCCTAAGTCAATATCTCGGTAGAAACCTTCATGCTGCAAACGCTTAAGCTCGTTAGAAGTTTTGCGCATAACATGTGTCACACGCTCTGCTGAGTCCAAACTTGAAGCGCCGTATGGCACTACCACGTCCTCTGCTGGCACGTACATAGACACCTGACGATCCAAGCTGGGATCAAAATACACTTTCTTGAACGCGTTGCCCGACAGACCCAAGCCCCACAACATACGCTCGTGCTCAGGACGGAACTCTTTCATCACGTCGGTCAGCTGATAGTTCATATCTGCCTGTACACGCTCAGCCGCTTTTTTCTTCTCAGGCGTCTCTTTGCCAATGATCTGAGTCTTGACAGGCCCTGCTGCTGGGAACGTAGACATCATGGTCTCAGCTTGAAACTTAACCACGGACTCACTTAATATTGGATGGAACACTCCACAAGCGCCGGGCCAAGGCTCCATACGCTCTTCGATCTTCATGCCCAACAACTCAAGACCGTCTACATAGGTCTGGATGTAATCTTTACGACTAGAGACATCTGTCTCATACTCACCGACGAGATCCCCTGACAAGCGAATTAACTCGCTCTCATCCATGTCTTCAGCCAAGTTCTTATTGAACTCGTCTTCTTCCTCAGACTTCTCCATATCAATCTCAAAGCCCGGCCCCTTAATATTTACCGCCTCTGGGTCTTCGATCGTGATCTCAATTGGCTCGTCTTCCTCACCAAGTTGCTCTAAGCCTTGGGGTGCGTCTGTGTAGACAGCTTTGTCCATGTTAGTTGCCATGATTAATCCTTATTGCTTTCTACAAGATATGCGAGCTTCTCGCCTTGTAAGTTAGACTGAACAATTCGTACAATATGGTATTGGGTAGGGTCTTCTAAAGATGCCCAAAATATCTGTGCATCAACAAGCGTTGAGAATCCAACTCTTACTTCTGTTTCTGCCATCATTTATCCTTAAATACGTTGCAAATGTCTGTGTAAGTTAAGTCTCGGTCTTTCCCAAGAAACTCAACGGTTAACAAATACCGAATCTCAGCAAAATTAAATACTGTGTGCTGTCGCCTTGTGTTAAAAACAAAATACTTGCTAGGTTTATACACAAGCTCAATAACAGGAAACGAAACGTCCTCTGTGTTTTCTGCAAATAGGCACTTGCTGCCATTATCTTCCAATAGCATGTTGATGCCAACTTGCCTGTCCGTATCCGAATGCCACTTGTAACAGGTATTAGCTGGTAGTTTTAAGATGCCAACATGGAAATCAAATTTATTGTCTGCCAGCCACATGAACAGGGGCTCTTTAGTTGCAATCTCCACAGGCAGCTGCGCTGCATCAAAGTTGTAGTAGAGATGCCAAATCTCGTTGCTTTTGCTAAATGCTAACGCCTCATCTGCAATAGACGACGGGACTGGAAGTTCATAAAAAAATTGCTCCATCAATAGTACGCCGCTTTTTTGCGAAACATCTTCTTGACGAAAGTGTCTTCTGGCTCATCCGTCTCCAGACGGATAAACCCACCCTGCCGGAATCTCAGTAGAGCCAGCGTTGTGGAGTCTACCAAGTCATCGTTCGCTCCGCTAGGGAAGTCGTTGCATTCCTCTATGACATCCTTAGCCCACCTTCTATCCGGCGCAAAGACCACGCCTCCTTGGAACAGACTGGAGACCGCATTCACCCGAGCAATCTTGTCCTGCCCTTTTCCCGGGGTGAACTCTCCCACTGGGATTCCCATTTTGCGCATCTCCTGATAGAGCACGGATCCGTTGGATTTCTTCTCAACCATGAACGAATCTGGTTGCCACTCCCTGTACTCCTCAAGCACCAAAGCCTTAAGGTCTGGGTACTCCATACGTTTCTTTATCGCATTTAGAAGAATGATCGCGTAATTATTTGTCTCTTCATTAAAAAACACGCCCCAAGTCGTCAGTGCGTTGTAGTCAGACCGGTTTGAGGCTTCCTGCGCCGCGTCCAGACTCATGATCGTGAACTCACACGAGGGTGGCTCGTCTTTCTCCCAGATCTTCCACCACTCTCTCTTTATTAGTGCCCCCTCCTCGGATACGGGGTTCTGCATGTATTGGGCATTCCAATACCTAACGTCCAACGCAGCTTTCTTGGCGTAAAGTTCCTCCACAGGCCAAAACTCAGGCCACAAAGCCTCACCATCATCTGTAATTGCAGGAAACTCCACTACTTCCCACTGGTCGACGCCCTCTTCTCGGTTCATCTGTGTAACTATCTGCCCAGTCAAGTCCAGCTTTGACCAGCGAGTCATCACAACAATGATTGCACCACCCGGCATAAGTCGCTGGAGAGGGCCAGACTGAAACCACTCCCAAGCAGGAAGAAAGACATCGGGTCTTCCAGTTTTGGCATCCTGCTCAGAATGAGGATCATCAATAATAAACAGGTCAGCACCGCGACCAGCCAAAGCACCGCCTACACCAATAGCAAAGTACTCTCCATTGAAGTTCGTACCCCATCTTGACGCAGATTTACTGTCAGCTTGCAGCTCAACTTGGGGGAAAACGTCCTTATAAGTGTCCATTCCGACCAAATTTCGCACTCTACGACCAAAATTCACCGCCAAATCAGCAGTGTGGGAGGCCATGATGACCTTTTTGTGCGGATATTTACCCAAAAACCATGCGGGAGCCAAGTAAGAGATCAATTCTGACTTGCCGTGACGTGGGGCAATGTTCACAATCACCCGTTTCTTCTTACCAGCAGCGATATCCTCGAAGATCTGGGCCAATTTGAGGTGGTGAGGACCAACTTTGTACCCCGGATAGACGTGTTTTACGAAGTCAAGGAAGCTTTCCTTGCTCAAAGTCTGAGTCATTTGAGCATCGTAGGTCTTGAGAAGCTCAAGAGTGCGCCTTTTCTGCTTGTCAGGCATGGCTGGCAACGCTTGTCGCAGCTTAAATAGCTGTTCAGGCGTCAGATTTTGATTCATTTCTCACTATTTCTCGAGCTTCAACATCTATTACCTTACCCTCAAGACTTTGTAAGGTCTCCAAAAGTTCTTTTTCTACCTCTTCGGCAGACAGTATCTTATGTGTGACTTCACTGCGCTTCTTAAAAGCATCTACGCCATCAACTTCGCCTAATTTAGATAGAGCAGTGATACGAGCCTTAGGATCCTTGGCGTTCTCAATCTCCAGCACCAGCTTATTTACTACATATAGCTTGAAGTCAGACAGCTCGTCTACGATCGACACGTTCATCTGAGCCACCATACCTGCAAGCATGGCAAGCGTCTCGTTGGGATACTTGGAATAGTCAGGTCTATGGCTAGGATTGGCAATCATCTCCCGAGCAATTTCCTTTGCTTGATCAGCATTCTCTTGCGTAGGGATGAGGGGCTTGCCTGTTAAGTCAGACATTAACTTCACCACGTTGGCTCTCATATTGAGTTCTTCAGCGGGCGACAGTTCAGGGAACGCATCTACGGCGTTCTTAGGTAGAGGGATGTTCTCCTCTATGTGCGGAATTATTGGTTCTGACATGTAAGCGGAATCTCCGACAGTTATGGGAATGTAACATAAAAATATATCTTTGCGCAAGGGGAGGTTAGGAATCCTACCCGGGGGGTGTTGTGTATATTTTATATGCCTTTATTAGCTGTGTAATTCGAGGGGGTGGGCCTGACCTTTTCGGCTAGACCGGTACGTGTAATTGGACGGGATGTTGGCTGAATTACACACGACAGAAAATAATACTTGGTAACTTGACATATTACTTGGAGAAAATTTTGAAAAATATGTAGTTATTTGTGTTTGTTCTGGGGTATGGGGTGCGAGGGGGAGGCTCATTGGGGTTTAGGGGGGTGGGGGTAGGCAGGGGTGGGTGGGCTGGAAACTATACTTATATAAGGGCTTTTGCTAATCTACAACCACTGCAACAACGCAGTTAACCAAAGGAGATATCAATGAAGAACCCCATCGCTTACTCAAACCTTTTCAAGACACCAACATCTATGAAACAACTAGAGGACATAGCAGAGTCAATGCGTAATGTACCTGAAGCATGGATGGTGATGATGTTCACTCTTAACTACTGTCACCATCTAGTAGAAAAGATGTTGCACCCAGACATCACCGAGGAAGATATAGCAGAGGGCATCAGGCAATGTTGCATAGAGATGGATGCTGACGCATACATCAGCGCAGAGTTAAGAGTGCTAAAGCAAAGCCTAGAAGTTCAGGCAAAGCGCAAGAATATCAAGGTCACTATCAAGAAGCCTAAGCATCCTGTTAAGCCTGACCCTGAAGCAGAGGAGGACAGAGCAGATTACGAAAGAGAACAACTGATGAGACCTTAATGGTCGAAACCGCCGAGAGGCGGTCTTGTTCAACTAACTGAAAGAATCAAATGAAAACATACATCTCACCATTCGACGTCAAAGACAACATCCAAGCATTCGGTAAGGCTTATGCATTCTGGGCAATACGTGATGACGCAGGGATACTGCATTCGCTATATCTGTTGTGGGTGGCAACCAACATGATCAAACACGCTGACAGCGCACAACGTGAACACGCTGAGTATCGTTACCAACAACTGTAAACATGGGAGCTTCGGCTCCCTTTTTTTGTGTCCATGGTTTTGAAGCCAGTTATGAGTGGTCGAGCGGGTCTCGTGTATGCGTGGCTGGCGTGCGTGTCGATGGGCTCGAAACTATACTTATACCATCGATTTTGATAATCTCTATTCATCGGCTGGATTCGCCACCGATACATTGTGTTAACTCAAAAGGGAGAATGAAATGGCAAAAAAGCCTAGCACCATCGTCGCCACTATCAATAGGGGTATAGACAGTCTCAAGGCAAGCAAGCGTGATATTGCAAACGATATACGTCGTATGCAAGAGAGTCGCAAAAAGTTTCACCATGTGCTAAACCACATTGTGACGCCCGCAGAGAATAGTGGCTCTATCAGCATATCACCTAGCACAGTCCATGTGACATATCGCGACCTGTCAGGTTTCAAGGACTTACGCCTTGAGACCACACTTGAGGGTCTCACCTTTATCGGTGAGCCTACTAGGACACGCGATTGGGCTGAATACATGAACCGCGATTATCACTTTACAGTGCCGTTTGCGGATGGCTCTAAGATCTATGTGACAGTCGGCGCTTATGTTAACGACGACAGCAATACCTGCCGTAAGGTGAAGGTCGGCGAAGAATATAGGGTTGTAGAAAAGTTTCAACTAATCTGCGATTAAGTTTGCAGTTATAAAAAAGGGAGCCTCGGCTCCCTTTTTTTGTGCCTACGTTTTTGATGCCAGTTATTAGTGGTCGAGCGCACCTAGGCGTGCGTGTGGGCGAGATCGCTATTTAGTGTTCCACGATCGGGTGGAATATTGCTTTATACCATCAGTTAAGATAATATCTAACCATCGACAGACAGATCGGTTTGTCGATATTTTGTAATCGTTCAATTTTAGGAGAATGAACATGGCAACAGCCAAAAAAACCATTGCCCACAATGTGGAATTAGTAACCGCTATTTTGTCTTATACAGACGGTGCTTTCAAGCAGGCTACTGCATCCGATACAGTTACAGACTTTGCAAAGTATGTAATTGAGAAAAATTCGGGTTTCGGTACTGATGACTTCAAATTGTCTGATAAGGTCAAAGAGGAGATTGTCCAAGGGTATCGTATGCGTTACTCTGCAAGATATCCCGCAAAAACTTATGCAGTTATTGGTAATGAATATTTCGACATTGAGAGCATAGACCCTACTCAAAGGGATAAAGTCAAAGAAAAGGTCGAAGTAGGTGTAGAAGTAGCATTAAGTTTTACTTCTAACGAATTCGGTAAACTGGCAAACGATCGCCCACAATATCATAAACTGATAGGAAAATGGCGCACCGATACTAGCACCTACTGTTCAAACCGATTCAAAGACTTAGAAAAAGCCGCTAGGGAAGCAGTATCAGGCGGTGCAAAAAAGAAGCGTACAGCGAACCTTAGTTTTGCCGAAACAGTAGACAAAACTGTAACAGACTTAAAAACAAAACTCGCAAAATGTGTAGCGAATAAAACTGATAGCTCTGCGAATCAGGATAAATTCAATAAAGCCTTAACTGCTTTCCTAGCAGTCTGGAAAGCCTAAGCACTTAGCCCCATCAGGTCACAAGCCTGATGGGGCTTTTTTTTGGTCTCACTATTTGAGACCAGTTATCTGTGGTCGCGCGCGTCATTAAGCGTGTGCGTGGATTCTGAGAAACTTAAATGATAGGGTTAGATAGCGCATAGCAAGTGGGAATCGTTAAATAGTATTCCACGTCAGCGTGGAATTCATGGTTGCATCGCCAAAGTTTTTCAGATTTGATGGTCGAGATCGCTTGAAGTTATTTTCTGATAAACTTCAGCGATGCAAAATGGGCTTGAAATAAAGTTTGTTCCACAAAACAGTAGAACAAAACCAACCCAGTAGAACAGAAAATGCCTCGTAAGTCCTTGTCAGCATTGAAGTTTTTCGTTTTGTTCTAATGTTCTACTTTTTTTAGGGGGGAGGGGCAAAATTTAAGAAAAACTCAGATCGACGAAGCAAGCCAGCAAGTGCAAACCTCATCCCAAAAAAACGAAAAATAAGACCGTCCTATTCCCAAAAACCTAGAACATTAGAACATATATATTTTTAATAAATAAAATAATAAGAAGAATCAACAACTTACTTAATTTTCACCCCACTTTTTTTGTTCTAACTATACCTAAAAAATAGAACAAAACTCGGAACAATTCCCCTTTTTTAGAACACACCCCTAAATAACTATTTTATCCATACCCCTTGACTTATAAGTCAAGTTGTGTTATACTTATAACTGAGTCGAAGATGAAAGCCTTCAACGACTCAATTTAACGTTCCACGTCAACGTGGAATTCATTGCAAGTCTGACCTTTAGGAGAGAGTCATGTTCTGTTTCGTTATGCCCATCCCCGCATCAACTGATGCAACTGCAAGCCACGCAGGGTTACCCCGCACCTTACGCAAGACCCTGCGACTTCCAACGCAACGCACTAAGCCACAAGTCCACGATGGCGTGGACAGCTACATACGCACCGAGATGCGTGTCGATGCCTACTTCAACCAAAACCTTGAGTTCTTGGACAGAGGCTACGACCACGACGAGTTCGGTGACATCGACGACGAGCATGAGGGCTTGACCATAACCGAGCCCATGACCGAAGCCGAGATGTTCCAGTTCTGCACTGGCTACGACATTCTTTAATCACACAAGGAGAATCACATGGGAAGAATGAAAGACATTGCCATCGGTCTGATGGAAGATGAGGAACTGCAAGTCCTTATGGACAACTTTAAGCCATCAGCAGAGGAACTTCAAGCTGAACTCGATGAACTGCAAGCTCATGAGGTGAGCCCCCCAAGCGTTAGTGTCAAGCCTGAGATCAAAGTTTATTTACTGATGAAGAACGGCTTCCCCTACCGAAGCTACACCGACAGGGCATTGTCGTTCTATGAGTGCTGGGTATGCACCATGGGCGATGAGAAGCTTGGCGCTGACGAACCTGACGACTACTACGTTGTCGAGATCATGCACGACACATCCACATACACAGGGGACTGACATGACGCAAGAAGAAAGAGAAGTGTTTGAATTGGCTGTTAGTTTGTTGGAAGAATCACTGCCCATAGTGATTGCTCATGGATACAACGACTTTAGGGTAAGAGTACACAAGGGCGCTATTGCCGAGATCAACGAACTACTTGAAAGGGAAGACGAAGACGAAGACGAAGAGGAAGAAGCACAACGCATCGATGACGCTTCATGGAGACCATGATGACTGACTTTTTTTGGAACTACCGCATTGTCAATACAAAGTCTCTTAATGGAGGCGAGGATTGGTACTGCTTACAGGAAGTTGTCTATGCCGAGGACGGAAAGCCCGAAGGCTACGGCGCACCATGCACTGGCTCAGAAGATATGGAGTCTTTGCGTGATGTGTGGCACATGATGCAGGAGGCAATGACCTTGCCCCCACTACAAGAAGAGGACTTTATATGAATCACACACCAGAGTGCCGCAACTGCGGTGATCAGTATTCCACGAAGAGGTGGAGTCTTGGTTACAAGTTCTGCTTGCCATGCGGTGAGCAGATCGCCAAGCGGGTGATACGCACAGTCGTGCCGATGCACAAGAGCAACTATGTGATGGTCACAGACATGAGTGACCTCAAGGGTATCAACAACAAGGGAGGGTTTCACAGATGAGAAAAGATGACATGACACACATGGAGGCAGTCTTTGTGCCGACAGACAGGGACAGACCTGCCCTGCCATACGATGAATTCATAGTTGATGGGGGGCGACATCCTATTGGTGGATTTGAGAAAAAGGTAGGTGGTCACTACTTTGCCCGATACGAATTCCCGAATGGAAGGACGGTGAGCGTGGTGTGTGGGCAATTGTTCTATTCAACGATAGAAGCCCCATACGAGGTGCGTGTTGACGGTGAAGATGAGCCCCATGGGTATCAGACCGACGAGGAACTAATGATTCTTTTAGCCAAAGCAATAGGAGATGCGTGATGGGATACAGATCAGATGTGGCGTACACGATCAGGTTCGTGCATGAGGACGATACCAACAACAAACAGTCGTTTTATACATTCATAGCTGAAGCTAAGGTCAATGCAGCTGCTGCGCTATGTTTCACTACACCCAATACACCGAGTTGGGTTTTTGAAGTAGACGAGGAGAATTACCAAATCAACTTCCACGCTGACCATGTGAAGTGGTACGAGAGTTTTCCCGAGGTGCAAGCGCATACGGCGTTGCTTGGACTTGCGAGCGAGTGGGACAACGATGAGGACAACCACGCCCACATCGGTTGTGCGTTCGTGCGTATCGGCGAGGAGTCTGACGACATCGAGGAGAGTATGAGTGAGTCAGCAGACTGGGGTTGGGTGAGCGTGAGTCGTTCGATCGAGCGAGACTGGTAAATAACTGGTCTCGCTTCTCCAACTTTTTTGTCCAAAGGGGTTGACTCATATGTCAAGTTGTGTTATACTTATATCTCAGTCGAAAGGCATTTCAACCGAGGCGCTAATCATCGTTCCACGCAAGCGTGGATTTTGAAATCAAAAGGGGAATCACTATGAACATGGAATTGCAAAAGCCCAAGCATCTCATCAGCTTGGCATCATCGGCGGTTTTGGTGTCAATCGACACTAGCGTGTGGTCGGCAACGAAGCAGGACAGAGGCATCAGCAATGAAGTTTCTGACGCAAAGAAAGCCGTTCGTAATGCGGGCAAGTACACCAAGCATTTGCTCGCAGATCACCCCAAGCACAAGGCGATCGTCAACTATCGTCAGAGTATCTATAACTGGACAAAGCGCAGGACATATCGTTGGAACGATGCGAACGATCTCTTACCCAGTATTGATGTGCCTCGCTTCAAGCAGGAGTTCAGCGAGCATAAAGCGCAGTTCGACAAGCTGGTTGATGAGTTTCTTTTGTCATACAGCTCGATCGTGTCGGACATGGCGTTCAATGCAGGCGAGATGTTCAACCGAAGCGACTACCCATCTGTGGATGAGTTGCGTTCTAAGTTCGGCGTTGATCTGTATGTGAGTGAAGTTCCGATGAACGACTTTCGTTGCGGCATTGCGAACGACATCGCTGATGATTTGTTTGACACATACAGCAGGCAAGCCGAGAACATAGTGTCCCACGTTGTCATGGAACAGAAAACAAGGTTCATTGATGTCATGCAGTCAATCAGTCATTGTTGCGGTGTGGATGAGCTTGGCATTGACGACAACACAGGCGAGACCAAAACTCGTAAGCGCAAGATCTATGACACCACTATCCAAAAGGCGTTGGAGATGTGCAAGACATTCAAAGGGTTCAACCTTAGTGCCGACGGCGAGTTAGAGGAAGCAAGGGCATCGCTTGAGAAAGCGTTGTCTGATGTGAGTGCAAGCGACATTCGAGAGAGTGACGCTGTGCGTTCGAGTGTGAAGGAGGAGGTTGACACCATCCTCAGTAAGTTCAGTTCTTTTCAGTGTGTTTAATCAAGGAGTTATCAAATGAGCAAAATGAATTTCACCCCCATGGTATCCATCAGCGAACTACGGAAAATGATTCCGCTAATAGGTTCAGAATTGACGATCGTCGTACAGAGCGAGCCAGGTTGTGGCAAGACCTCCCTGTTAGGCATGATGGAACAAGATCATGGCGACAAGTATGACTACATCTATGTGGACTGTCCTGTCAAAGACATGAGCGACATCGGTATGACTATTCCCAACCACACAAGCAAGACCCTTGAGTATTACGTTGCTGAGTTGTTCAAGCTTGATAGCAACAAGCCCAAGATGATCTTGCTCGACGAGTTGATGAAGTCCCCCAAGCTTCTGCAAATTATCTTTACCCGACTCATGTTGGAGGGAATGGTAGGTGATCGTCCACTGCCAAGTGGAAGCGTAATCATTGCGACATCGAACAATGCGAGCGATGGTGTGGGTGACTCGATGCTTGCTCATGCCGCTAATCGTGTGTGTATCGTGCGTATGGCGAAGCCCACAGCTGACGAGTGGTTGACATGGGCAACAGCTAATGGAATCTCTCGGGTCGTTCGGGCGTTCGTGTCTATGTTCCCTCGGGTCTTGGCGTCATACACCGAAGGCGATAACCAAAAAGATAATCCATACATCTTCAAGCCAAGCTCAGGTACGTTGTCGTTCTGCTCGCCTCGCTCATTGGCGAAGTGCGATGTGATCGTGAGGCATCGTGATGTGATCGGTGAGAACGCAACCATGGTCGCATTGGCAGGCACGATCGGTGCGTCAGCGGCAGGCGATATGGCGGCATTTATGTCGTTGGAGAAATCATTGATGGATGTTAAGGACATCGTCAAGAAGCCTAAGGATGTTCCCATGCCGAGCGACATATCAGCGCAGTTGATGATTATGTTTCAAGCAGTAGATACATTGGCGACACAGGATGAGTTGACATCGTTCATGGAGTTCGTCGAGCGTATCCAATCATCCGAGGTGCAAGCGGTGTTCTTCACCATGATGATGCGTAGTCCCAAGGCGGTGCGTCTTGCAAGAAACAATGCAAAGATCGCTGAGTGGGCTAAGAACAATCACGAATTATTCTAAGGAGTTGGATGATGATAACTATCACTGAGTTGGAGTTGGTTTTGTTCATTGCGTTCGGCGTTATGACTGCAATGTGGTTTCGACTGCGAGCCGAGTTGTATATGCACAAGCGTATCACCACAGAGTTGATGACTCGCATTGCGAGTGGCAAGATGAAAGTCGTTGAGACTGAGGATGGCTTTGACTTTCAATCACAGGAAAAGTCATGAACGAAGCTAAATGGTTGACCCTCGCCTATGTACTGTCGATGGTCGTTCTTGTGTTAGATATATTTTATTGGAGAGCAGGATGAGTAAGCAAGAAACACGCGTGAAGAAAGCGCACATTGCGCTGATGAAGCATCCCGAGACAGCGTTGTACTCAGGCGTTATGTTGATGGGTAAGAGCGAGGTCGTGGATGATGGATGTCCTACGGCATACACCGATGGTGTCAACAAGGTCTATGGTCGCAAGTTCTTGGAGACTGTGGATAGTGAGCCCAAGGTTCGTGGCTTGGTGTTACATGAGAATCTTCATGTGGCGTTGAAGCAGTTGCCAAGGGGTAAGGATATGTGGGAGGAGAATCACAAGCTCGCCAACATCGCCGCTGACATGGTAGTCAACAACATCATCGAAGATATTAAAGGCACAGTCAATGGTTCATCCGAGCGAATCGTAGAGTTGCCCGAAGGTGCGGTGTATGACTCCATGTTCCGAAACTGGTCGATGCGTGAGGTATACAACTATCTCAAGAAGAACTGCAAGGGTGGCAAGAAAGACAAAGGCAAGAACGAGGGAGGGCAAGGTAGCAAACCACCCGAGGGTGGAAGCGGAGATAGCAATGACGATGGCGACACCATCACCATCAATGGCAAGACCTATGATCTTTCTAACTCAGACCAACATGATCTAGATAACCTGAAAGATCTGACGCATGAGCAAGTCAAAGAGATCAACGATGCGATCGACAAGGCGTTGCGTGAGGGCGGGATGCTTGCGGGTCGTATGGGTGCAAAGATTCCTAGATCAATCTCAGACTTGCTTGAGCCCAAGGTCGATTGGCGTGAAGCGTTGCGTGAGTTTATATCCAGTGCCATCAAGGGCAAGGATGAATTCACTTGGCGCAAGATGAACAAGCGCCATCTCGCTAATGATATCTACTTGCCAAGCATGGAGAACGAAACGATCGGCGAGATAGTCGTTGCCATTGACACATCAGGTTCAATCGGTAGCGAGCAGATTACCGAGTTCGCAACAGAACTGGTTTCTATTTGCGACCTTTGTTCTCCCGAAAAGGTTCGTGTTCTTTGGTGGGATACCGATGTGCATGGTGAGCAAGTCTTTGTGGGCGACTACCAAAACATTGCAGGACTACTCAAGCCGATGGGCGGGGGCGGTACTCATGTGTCGTGTGTCAATGAATACATCAACAAGGAACGCATCAACGCAGAGTGCGTCATCGTGTTCACCGACGGGTATGTAGAGAACGACATCGCTTGGACTATTCCTAGCCCAACCCTGTGGATGGTTACCGATAACAAATCGTTTGAGCCTCCTGTGGGCAAACTGGTGAAGTTTGGCGATGAGTAACTACATGGACTTGGTGATGCAACAAACCAAGAAAGAATGGATAGAACTGGAACGTGAAAAACGTTTTCACAGACGGATTCACTTTCACAACTTGGTGTCGAGGGCTGAACGCATGGGTAAAGAAACACACTTGAAAGGACTCAATGAGGGGTTCGCTGGAGTTGCGTATGAGATGAAAGGCGTGACAAAAGAAAGTAGACATCGATTATCCAAAGAGTTAGCGGAGGAACTGAGAGAACTGAATGGGGACAAGGCTTTTTTCTACTGTGTAGAAAAACTATCAAACAACACAAAAAACCCACAACTGTGGCGGGATGTGTTGACATGGTTAGAGGAATTAAACAACGAGCCAGCAGGTGCTGGGTCACTAACTAAAGGGGAAACAGAATGAATGGTCTTAGCTATGCTCGTCTTGAGCAGATCATGAAAGTGGAGAAGCCGTATCGTGGTACTACCGATCGGTATCCTGTGGGCAACCGCAGGCATAACCACAAGAACTTCTTTGTGCGAGAGGAGAATGGCGTAAAAGTATTTGATGTGACATACGGCACACGCCACAAGTCACATCACTGCACGAAAGAGGAATTTGATGCGGCGGAAGCGACAGGCAAAAATAATATTTATAAGCATGACTACAGCGACCGCATCGAATACCTCCGATACGAAGTAGTGCCACACAGAATCGGCACAGTCTATCCCGAAGAATACTTTCAATTCAATGGTGAATACTACTATGGGCAGGGCGATCGTTCGTTCTTGAGTGACTGTACTAATGGATGGTTCCTTAACGATTCACGCAGGGGTGGAATGGTATGGACATTCGGTGGAGGAGGGAGGGGGAGGAAGGAGTTCTTCCGATGTATCCCAATCTTCAGAGGTATGCGTGTCTCGACTGCGGATAACTTTGATGTGCTTGATGACTATGCGGTGGTCGGTAAGAAAGTCAATCGTAAAGTAGGCAAAGATCTTCTTGGTGGGTACGAGTCTTTCTACAAGACTGCCGAGACCATGTGCAAAGCAATGCCCAGAGAGTTGTTCTTGGAGATAGCTAAGGAAGTCATTGATGAGAACAAAGACAAATACTTTGAAGCGGCTGAGGCACGACGAGATCAAGCACCGCTTGATGCAATGATTCTCTATGCGATGGCGCTAGATGTAGGGAAGATCGACGCACAGATCATGCATCCGAGTTGGTATCAGTCAGAGCCTCACGAGATATTTTGCAATCTCAAACGCAAGATGAATCATGGACTTTACAAAGAACATCCCGAGGTGTTCATCCCCGTGCATTACGGCAAGGGTGAGGCGTACCCGCCAAGCATTTGGGGATACGAAGTCATGGTCAACGGCGAGATAGTTCAGCAGTATTAATCAACGACCCAGCAACAGCTGGGTCACTAACTAAAAGGGGAACAACATGAGATACATTCTTGACGGATTCGAGAGCGAGGAATTTGAGCAAAATCTCAAAGCGAGCGATGTCTTTCCATTTATACGAGACATCTGCCACAAGTTTGGTGTGAAAGTCTTATGCGAAACACCGACATCGGTAGGTATGGCGTTTCAGTTGTGCCACACCAATGGCATGGCGGTGGGCAAAGCGTTCACTCGCATGAACGGCGATAACAAGCTTGAGTATTGCTATCGCACACCATACTACAAGAAAGAGCGTGGCAGAAGCGATGAAGATAAAGAGACACTGCATAGCACCAAAGTCTCTTCACTGATGGCAACCATTAGTAGAGTCAAAGCAATACCCTCTATTACTCAGTTACTCGACAAGAAGATGACCAAACTAAGTAGTGCGAGAGAGATTATGGAAAAAGCGATGGGCAATACTTACAAATCATTGGGCGAACTTCAAGCTGACGAGATTCAAGCATTGCTCTGTGCGTTTCTAGGGGAAAGTCCTAATGGAAATCACATCACAATCGACACAATTAAATGTAAAAGGGTACTTGACAAATACGTTGAAGCTGATAGAGTAGCGGTTAAGAAGTTAGAAGAAGCTAATCGGTTTTTCAGCAATCCTTTCTACATGATTGGCGCAGATCAATTCGGTCACTTCATAGTTGGCAAAGTCAAAATCGTAGGGGACAAACAGTATGAAATCGTCGAGCAATTTAAACGATACAAAGACATCGCCGAGCGTGATGATCTTATCCCTGTGATGACCATGACTAAGCTATCTTACGAAGGTAAGAATCATCGTATGCAGAATGGCTACATACCCGCAAGTGATATGTATGACGAGAACCTCGATGCGGTGTTCTTTTACGAGAGACAAGCCACACACTATGACTACATTTGGATGGCTACCCCATGCTGAATGAAATACTTGCCCCAGTAGTTCATCAACGAAATTGGGACTTAGTACGAGTCCCACTACGGCGTATTGCAGATCATTATGTCGTCTATGTCGCTGATGGATACGCAAGGCGGTACGACGAGGACACGTTGCCTGATGAGTTGAAAACAAAGATGGCGATGATTCTTGCGAGCCCCCACAGCAAAGTGTTGCCTGACCGCAGACTACAGAAGATCACACTCTATACAAACAATGAGTCAGAAGAGCTTGACGAGATAGGTTGGCAAGCATCGGAGACTTACTTTTGTATGGTGCTAACACGCCCGACCTTGGCGCTGATGAAAGGAGAGAACAATGGCTAACACACCCGAGGGCAGGGTCAAAACCAAGATCAAGAAGATGCTTAGTGCATACGACTGCTATATCACGATGCCGATTGGCACAGGGTTTGGTTGTGCGGGTGTGCCTGACTATCTTGTATGTATCAACGGACACTTCCTTGGAATCGAAGCTAAGGCGGGTAAGAACAAACCCACTGCTCTACAAGATCAGCACATGACCAACATTCGTAGGTTTGGGGGCTACACCATAGTCGTGAACGAGGATAACTTTGATGCGTTGGAAAAACTATTGAAGGACTTATCGTGAAAGTATTTTGGTGGACAGTCTTTTTAGTAAATATGTTAGCGGTCACGGTGACTGCACTAGTCGTGCTTGGCTGGTGGATAGCGTCAACGTTACCAAGGAGTTTTTAAATGGATGAACAAGACCGAAGTAATTTGCGTGATCTACACGCAGGATTTGCAATGATGGGTTTTTTGATGAGGGGAGAACATCCTCCATCAATTCCTAGTCTTGCATACGAACTTGCAGATGCAATGCAAGAAGCACGAGACCTGCATGGGGCAGGAATCGTATCAGTGAAGCGAAGAAAAAAGGAGAAGGCAGATGACTAATGTAAAGAGAGTTAAGGGTCTTTTAAACAAAAACCCTGACATAAAAGTCGACGTTGTGATGAAGTTACTAAACGTGTCTAAACCATACGCACATAACTTACTGTCGGTGTGTCGCAGACGTTTAGAGATTTTTAAAGGTAGTGACGGTGCATACCGATTCAAAAAGATGAGTAACACTCCACCCTCGCGTGGAACGCTAAATAAAGTCCCAAGCATTGTGCAAGAACATTTCCACATCACAATGCTAGAAGACCCTGTGAATCATCCCTCGCATTACAAGGTGGGCGGTATCGAGACGATCGACTTCATCGAGTCGAAAGAGCTTGGCTACAACCTTGGTAATGTGGTGAAGTACATCACACGATCAGACCACAAGGGCAACAAGCTACAAGACTTGCAGAAGGCTCAGTGGTATCTCAACAGAGAAATTGCTAACACACAATCCTAATTCGTAGGCATGGTTCGCCATGCCTTTTTTTGCGCCTGATGAATTTGTTATTTGAAACCAGTTATTTAAGGAGACGGCGATGCTTGAGCCGATAAAAGCGTTCTTTGGTCGAGTGAAGGGACTGCACCCCAACACCAAGACAGTCGTGGCAGAGTCAACGCTGTGGCGATGCAAGGTGTGCGGAAACATTTTTAATTCAAAGGAAGAAGGGAATATTCATGGAGTGTCCTCACTGCGGTGCGTGGAGTCTGGTCAAGGAGACAAGATCGTCTCCCACAAGGTACAGGCGTAGGAGGGAGTGTGCAAATGAACATAGCTTCACAACCGAAGAAGTCGTCGTCCCACAAGAGCAGATCAAAGCGGAAAACACAGACCGTATCCAGTCTCATAGAAAAAAACATGTGGAATCCGTTCGAGCGAGTAGATCCAAAAGTGCTAGAACAGCTACATAAGAAACACGAAAAAACGGCACGCAAGGTCTTGCTGATTAACTTTGATGAAGCACCGATATGAAAACTGTAACTCTTGACTTTGAAACTTACTACGCCAAAGGCTTGGGCTTCAAAACTCAAACGACCGAGGAGTATGTACGAGATCGTCGCTTTGAAGTGGTCGGTGTCGGCGTAAAGATTGACGAACAACCAACTACTTGGTTCTCAGGAACGAAGGATGAGATCAAAGAACATTTACTGAAGATTGACTGGGATGATGCGGCCTTGCTGTGTCACAACACCTTGTTCGATGGATGTATCTTGGCATGGCACTTTGGAATTAACCCAACGCTACTACTTGACACCCTATGTATGGCGAGGGCGATACATGGCGTGGATGCAGGCGGCTCACTCAAGGCGTTGGCTATGCGTTACGAGATTGGTGAGAAAGGCGACGAGGTGATTCACGCGGAGGGTAAGAAACGCCTTGACTTCAGCGAAGAAGAACTTCAACGATATGGTGAGTATTGCAAGAACGATGTCGATCTCACTTTAAAGCTGTTCAAAATATTGTCGAGCGAGTTTCCTGACAATGAAATTAAATTGATCGACATGACATTGCGGATGTTCACGCACCCATTGTTTCATGTGGACGATGCGTTGCTCCAAGACCGACTGATTGATTTGCAAGAAGAGAAGATGGCGCTACTCCAAACGTTGATGGAGAAACTCAAATGCAAGGATGAAGAAGAGGTTCGCAAGAAGCTGGCAAGCAACAAACAGTTTGCTGTTGTGCTGGAAGGGCTGGGCGTCAAGCCACCCATGAAGGTAAGTCCACGAACAGGAAAGGATACGTATGCACTGGCAAAAAACGATGAGGGGTTCTTGGCGCTCACTGAGCATGAGGATGAATTCGTGCAACATCTTTGTGCAGTACGACTTGGGACTATGTCCACTCTTGAAGAATCCCGTATCCAACGATTTATCGACATCGGGAAGCGTAACAAGGGACGCCTACCCATACCCCTCAAGTATTACGGCGCTCACACAGGCAGATGGGCTGGCTCTGATAAGGTCAATTTCCAGAATTTGCCCAGTCGAGATAAAAAGAAAAAGACCCTCAAGAACGCAGTTATCCCGCCCGATGGATATATCGTTATCAACTGTGACTCGTCGCAGATCGAGGCGCGTGTCTTGGTATGGCTTGCTGGACAGGAGGATGTTGTTAAACAGTTTGCGAATGGAGAAGATGTCTACTCTGTGTTCGCCACCAAAATATACGAACGACCCATTAGCAAAGAAAATCCTGTGGAACGCTTCGTTGGAAAGACCTGTATTCTGGGTCTAGGCTACGGCACTGGCGCGTTAAAACTTCAGCACACGCTCAAGACAAGTCCCCCCGGGGCTGTCGTCTCAGAGGCAGAAGCCAAGAGTTATGTTGATACATACCGAGATGCTAACGATAAGGTCACCCAGCTTTGGCGTGATGGTGACAAAGTCATCGCTGATCTTGCCTACTGGGGAGACACCAAGCCGTACACCTACGGCAAGCACAAATGCTTGAAGGTGACCAAGGAAGGGATAACCCTACCTAACGGACTGATGATTCGTTACGCTGAGATTAAACGTGACACTGAAGAATCTAAAACGCGATACATCTACAAGTCGCGTAAAGGGCCCGTTTCCATCTGGGGCGGATCGCTAGTTGAAAACGTAGTTCAAGCATTGGCAAGGATTGTTGTTGGCGAACAGATGCTCAAGATACAAGAGCGCTACCGTGTTGCTCTAACAGTTCATGATGCGGCTGTCATCTTAGTTCCTGAGTCAGAGAAAGATGAGGCGCTTGAATATATCGTTGAGTGCATGTCTGCACCTCCCGATTGGGCTAAAGGATTACCCGTAGCTTGTGAAGCAAAGTTTGGGTACAGCTATGGCGAGTGCTGATGCGGGTACTGTGGAAATACATCAACATGAAGACCCGTGATGTTCATTTCTCATGGGATCGTTGGCGCAGGAAAGATGGGTTTTGGGAGTTCAGAATACCTCCCAAGGATGTATGATAAGTAAAGAAGGAGTTAACATATGGAATCCCACGAAGACGAAGCGTTCAACGAGATTGAGCGAAAAGCCAAGCAACGCATGGAAGCGGTCAGGGCGGCGATGCTTAGAGAAGAGGACGACGACATCCAAGACTACAAGAAGCCGTGGGTAGGGCTGACGGATGAGGAAGTAAACGACATCGTGTGGAGCTTGCCATATGAACCAAGCCAAGTGGACATCCGAGCCATCGAAGCCAAACTCAAGGAGAAGAACCTATGAGATACCGCATTACATACAACAATGGAATGTATGCCGACTGGGACTCAATGCAGAAAGAACTTGCATGGGCGTATCGGTGGGGCGTGTTCCTGTATGCCATCCGACTCAACATAGGCGCATGGAGAGCAGGGCATAAGTCATTCAAGTATTGGCTGTACGTCCTACGCAGGAAGCCGAAGATTACAAGGGAGAAGCTATGACACGCAAAGTTTGGTACACGACCGATGACTATGGGACGCTGTGGCGGTTTGTTGAAACAGCATCAGGCGCTATGTTTTGGTGGGATGCCATCCACGAAACAGTGGTGATGAAGATTCTTGGGTATACACAGTGGGAGAAAACATGACCTTTAGAGAGACAACAATTAAATACATAAAAGATATTCTTAGATCAAAGACTATTTCTGAAGTAATTTACGCCGAACTTCAAGAGGCGCACCTACGCAAACTTGAGGCTGAGACTGCCGCTGAGTATGCAGATGAAGCAATCAAATACAACAATCGCCGAATTGAACGGCTGAAGCAACGCTTGTTTGAACATGCAGGGGAGGACGCATGACTTACTACCCACAAAACAAAACACCGGAGGAGCGTAAAGCAATCTCCGCTAAAGGTGTTGCCACGAGACAGAAGAATAAACGTGAGCGTGAAGCCCAAAGACTTTTGGATATTGAGCGACGAGATGCATTGAAGTGTGAGATCAAAGAACTGGAATTAAAACGTAGGGTTTTAGAGCGTCATGAGTTGAGCGATAAGACTGCTTTGACATTGACAAGCAAAGTTTTGTTAAGCGAAGCCGAGATTGTCAATGCGGCTAACCCTTATGAGTTAGCAACAGGCGTTTACTTCTTGATTGATGACGACAAGATTGTTTATGTTGGGCAGTCAGTAAATGTGTACACAAGGGTTGCTGAACATCATGACAAACTATTTAATAGTTTTGCATTTATACCTTGTGAGAAGGATATGCTTAACAGTCTTGAGTCTTTGTACATCCACGTACTACGTCCTCCACTCAACGGCAATCAGCATGGCGGGAAACAAGCGCCGCTATCTTTTAACAAACTTATGAGGATGTTCGCATGAGCTACACATGGTCGTTTTCATCGTTCAAGCAGTACGTCAACTGCCCCAAGCAGTACCAAGAAATCAAGGTATTGAAACGGTTCTTTGTGAAGCCAACGCAGGAGATGACCTACGGCAACGAGGTGCATAGGGCGTTAGAAGATTACGTGAAGGACGGCTCTCCACTTGCTAAGAACTATGAGCGATTCAAACCGCTGATGGATACCTTGATAGAGATAGATGGCGAGAAACATGCTGAGTTGAGGATGGCTCTCGATCGGGACGGCAACGCTAGTGAATATGGTAAGGGATACTGGGTGCGGGGTATTGTTGACCTGCTTATAACGGAGGGCGAACTCGCCCACATCCTCGACTACAAGACTGGCAGTAGCAAGTACCCTGATACAAAACAGTTAAAGCTGATGGCGCTGATGACCTTTGCCAAGTTCCCACAGATTAACCGAGTCAAGGCTGGTCTGCTGTTTGTCATGCACGATGCGTTCACAACCGAAGAATACACTCGAGATCAGATCCCCGAGTTGTGGAATGCGTTCAAGAATGACCTTGCGCGGATGGATGCTTCATACGAAAATGACGTCTGGAATCCTAATCCCACCCCGCTGTGCGGCTGGTGCCCTGTGACAACCTGTGACTTCTATAAAGAAAGGCGTTAGCCATGCCCTACGTAACTAAACCAAGACCATACAAAAAAGAATATGAACAACAACAAACTCGTGGAGAAAACGATAACCGAATGGAGCGCCAACGCGCCCGAAGAAAGCTTGACGCTGAAGGTGTTAGCCGCAAAGGAAAAGATGTTGCACACGTCAAGGCTCTATCTAAAGGTGGATCAAACAAAGACGGTATCCGACTTGAAGCACCCAGCAAGAATAGATCTTTTGCAAGAAAGTCTAGCGGTGCAATGAAGTAATTGTCGTTGCTGTAAGGCGTGGGTGGGCAACGGCGGGGGTTTTGCAGATTTTGACCCCCTCGGTAACTATGTCAGTCAAGCGGTGTTTTGAGTTCTCTCTCCTTTCGCACGACAGGCTTGGTCGACTAGCCCCCGTAAGGGGCTACGTTAAAACTCAGTAAAGGTCAGTATGGAAGTCATTGAAAAAACGGCAGTGCGCATGGTAGTGCCGTCAAATGAAGTAAGTCTCTTAGTCGGGCACATCAAAAAGTGCGAGGTACTTAGAGATGATGGGGAATCAGCAGAGGTGCTGATCTACTGGGGCATTGAGGAGATGCAACGCCTCGTCAGGGTGTACGGAGAAGCTCCTTCACCAATATACGAACAATACGACTGGCCCGGAATGTATACGCCATTCGTTCACCAGAAAACTACTGCATCATACTTAGCTCTTAGAGACAGGGTATTTTGTTTTAATGAGGCTGGTACAGGCAAAACGTCCTCAGTTATTTGGGCGGCAGACTACCTGATGAATCAAAAACAGATCAAGCGGGTGCTAGTCATTTGCCCCTTGTCCATCATGTACTCAGCGTGGCAGGCTGACATCTTCAAAACTGCCATGCACAGAACCGTTGCCGTAGCGTACGGGGATGCCAACAAGCGCAAGAAGATTATTAACGGAGAGTACGAATTTGTCATCATTAACTTTGATGGGGTGGGGATTGTTGCGGATGATATAAGTAAAGTAGGGTTTGACCTAATTGTTATTGACGAAGCGAACGCATATAAAACGGTATCTACAAAACGTTGGAAGACCTTGGCTAAGCTCATCACCCCCTCAACCAAACTTTGGATGCTCACAGGCACACCCGCCTCGCAGTCTCCGCTGGATGCGTTTGGCTTGGCGAAGCTGGTCAACCCTGCTGGCGTACCCAAGTACGTAACCGCATGGCGCGATAGGGTGATGATGGCGGTATCCAAATTTAAGTGGGTTCCGAAGTCAACTGCCCAAGCAGATGTGTTCAACGCTTTGCAACCCGCCATTCGTTTCGAGAAAGCAGACTGCCTTGATTTGCCTGAGGTGATGTACCAGACAAGGGAAGTTCCTTTGACATCTCAAGTTATCAAATACTACAACTGGCTGAAGAATCAACTGCTGATCGAAGCCGCAGGAGAGCAAGTTAGTGCAGTAAACGCCGCAGCGAAGCTAAGCAAGCTGTTGCAAATATCGGGTGGAGCAGTCTATACCGATACCAAAGAGGTCGTGGAGTTTGATGTTTCACCACGCCTTAACGCCTTGATGGAGGTGCTGGAGGAGACGATACACAAGG